GATCAAGTTCCCACTCCTCTTTCAGTTCCTCGTTCTCGCACGGCAAAGAATTCTGACGGTTCTTTGTGTCTTGCATTCGCAGTTCGCGAAGTACGAACATGTCTTCGGTTACGTCTGCATAACGCTGGGAGAACTCTTGGAATCGCATACTGTAGTGGCGAAGTACCTGACGAGAGATATCTCGGGGAGCCTCGATCTCAAAAATCACATCCACCATATCGAACACAGACCAGTGCCCCTCCTCTGCACAATGCTTGAGGAGCTTGTCTGCCGTCTTGAAGTTGGTCTGGTTTGACGGGTTGCTGACACGGGCCATGTACGCAGTGAGATCATCCCCGTTTGAGATGAAGTCTACAATCGGCGTGGTCATAGCGATAGGCGTTACGGTGATTGCTTCGTCAGCGTACTTCATTCATCCCCTCGAATCCAACTATCGGGTACAAAACCTGTGGCGGATACGGCCCACGGGATACCGTGCTTATCACACCAAGCGCCGTACGTAGTTTTAGAGTTACGTTGAATCTTGTTTTGACGCATGAAGAGCAACCTGATGTCAAGCTCCGGGTGTTGCTGGACTACGAGAAGCATCTTCTTTCGATCTGCTGCGGTGAAATTTCCCTTACTTTCCACGTACACCTTAGTGCCCTTCTCGGTGACGAGAACGAAGTCCGGTGTGTAGTTGTGCCGACTCTCAGGGACCGTATACGGCAGTCGTTCCGACTCGTACTCAAACTCCACACCACGGGCTTCAAGGGACTTCTTGACCTTGGCTTCAAACCCAGAGCGTAGCTTGACCCTCTTCTCGTCAGTCTTCTTGACTCGCTTGATCTTACTCGGGGTGAACGTCATCAACATCCCCACTGTTAATAGCCGCACGATACAACTCATACTCCGTACGAACACTTTCCGGCATGTGCTTCACCAACCAACGCAATAGCGTTGTAGCCATCTTCAACCGTTGGCTAAGACGACCCACCTCATCGGTTAGCTCGGTGATCTTAGCCTCGGCTCGCTTGTTACCCTTGGTCTTGTCTTGGGTACTCCGACGCTTAGCTCGATTGAACTTCTCGACAGCTAGGGCGAACTTATCGTTGTCCTCGGTTACGTCCTTGTTGTTACGCTTCACTTATGAACCTCCTTGAACTCAACCCACTTATCTGTGATGCAATCAAAAGCTGAAGATGTCCAGTAGGTAGTACCTACATGAGAGTGCAGCTTCATCTCACACTTGTCCCGAACCTTCATGAAAGTGGCATCCACAGCACCCGTCACCGGGTGGACGATTAGCCAGATGTTGTTAGAACCGTTGTCCGGCTTGAGACACAAGCGATCACTCATACTCCTCTTCCTCTTCAAAGTACCGGATCAACTCACTCAAGTGGTGGTGAGCTTTCTTGATGTCGTTCAACCCACCCTTCCGCCGATGGCGGGAGAGATACCCAATCACTGTACCGATGTGGTACGATGCATACTCGGCCGGGGTAAACCACGCTCGCATAGCATCCCAAGGTTGGATGGAGAGATCGGAGTAGTGGGTGCCTCCGACTTGGTGCTTCTTTTCCCAAGGAGCCTCTTGCTTGAGCAGCTTGGCGAGGGCTTCGTCGTGACGCTTCTCTACTTCTGGCATAGGTGGTTTGTATACACCAAAGCCCTTGTAGTACAACGCATCATCTTCTGTCATGTACGGCGGACCCTTAGCAAGAATAGCCATGTCAACCACCCCCCTCCGCTTTAATCAAATCCGAGAAGAACCGCTCCACGTTTACAATCGCTTCTGGTCCAGCCAAACCCACCGAGATCAACTCAGCAAGGGCATAGGTGGTAGCCGCTTGGAGAACCACGTTCGGGATGTTAAGACCCCACTGGTCGTGGATAGCTGCTAGGTTGAGGTACTCGTCAGGGCTCAGGTAGTCTCGCTTTACCATCCCGATAGGGGTGAGAATCTTGTAGGCGTATAGACGACCACACTGAAGGATAACCGCTCGGTCAGCTTCGGTCATCTCTTGGAACTGTTGTTCAAATCGGGGATCGATGTTCATTGCTTTTTTGCCACCTCTTTTCCGTTATAAAATCCAACATCATAGCCAGAGCCGTATCCGGCCAAATACCCGGCTGCCAATAGAAACAGGGTGACAACAAACGACACTAAGAAAACCACAGCAGAGGGCATGCTAAACCCCCGATGAGCCGAAACCACCATCACCCCGCTCACCCACTACCGTGGTGAACTCCTTGACCTCCACCACACTAACCTTTGGAACCGGGAGGATAAGTAGCTGGGCGATGCGATCACCTTGGTTCAACCACTTGATCTTCTCCGAATGGTTACGAAGAAGCACCTTGACCTCCCCGGTGTAACCGGAATCTAGGACTCCAGCACCCACCTCTAGAGACTGCTTGAGAGCCACGCTAGAGCGCGACTTGATGACCCCGCACCATCCCTCTGGGATGCTTACTGCAATGCCCGTAGAGACAAGCCTAGAGCCCCACGCGGGGATTTCAGTCACATCCAAGGCGTAAAGGTCCAGCCCAGCATCCGCTGGGTTAGCTTTGGTGGGGAGGTTTGCTTCGGGGTGGAGCTTTTTGATTTCTAGGTTAAGTGTCACTGGTGTTGTGTCCTTTCACTTCATTCCAGATTTCATCGAATCGTCTCTCGATTAGACTGCAAGCAGCCTCTCCGATCCACTTCTCAAGCACAACGGTGTAGGCTGCCCCCCAGCTCATTCCTTGCCGGATGTTCTCTTCGACATCTTCAAACGGATCACGACATGCGCTCATAGGTCGAGGACTCCTCCGAAATATTCCTTCCAGTCTTTACCTTCCTGTCGATGGATAAAGAGGAGCTGTGCATTCTCATCCAACGCATCCTTCCACCGACCGGAAAATTCTTTCTTATACAACGTAGCCACTGCCTTCATTACACGCACTGGCTTACGACTACACGACTCAAGCAGCCCTTCGGTCTTCTTCGGACCCATGCCCTTCAGACCCGCTACGTTGTCAACAGAATCGCCTACGCACATCTGATACCAGAAGAAAAGGTCTGCGTCTCGAAGGGTGCGCATCTCAAACGTGTCCTTCTGTGGGTTGTACAACCAACCGGGGATTTGCTTCAAATCCTTATCACCGCTGACCACACATGTAGACTTATCGGGCTTCGCCCACTGGTACATGCCGCAGAAGTCATCCGCTTCCCGGCGCTGGTCTTCAGGTAGGTCTTCGTCTACAACGATAGCACCGTACTTCTTTTGGAGGTACTCACGCATAGCCGTAAAATGTTCGGGTTTGCTTGCCTTGCGGTTGCCCTTGTATTCGCGAATCTTTGCTACCTTGTACCGAAACCCCCCGCTGGGGGTGAGGAACACATGCTCTCCTTCTCTGCGTGGGAACTTGTCAAGGATATTATCCATGATCGTCCGTAGGTTGGATAGGCTATGTGCTAGCGGGGTGTGCTGTGGCTTGCCTTCTTCGTCTCGTTCAACTCCCGAAAAGCCCGCTCGGTACACAAGACTATCGGCGTCGATCAAAGGTAGGAGATGAGCCGTCTTAGACGGTACGTAAGCGGCTACGATTTCACTCATTGTCTAGCTTCAACGCAGAGGGGTCTTTACACGGGTCAGCCCAGTACACTTGGCGATGGTCGTTTAACACATCCTCGTCCGTGGCATCGTCATAAGTCCCCGGATAATTTTCCCGACGATATTTAACTATGTCTTGCCCTTGCATTACGCAGAACATTGTTGCCCACTCGTTGAGTGGCTTAGCTGTCTTGGTAACAGCCTCGATCCACATGTACCACTTGTCTAAAGGATCACTCATACTCTTTAGCCGTCCGCTCTAGTTCTTCAATCCACTTCTCGTCTTCGTGCCAACGCTTATTCAGGCCGTAAGCAGCAGCACACAACCGCTCCGCGTAGGTAGCCATTCGGAATGTAGGGTCAAGACGCCTCTCGGCGTACTCCAAGTACCAAGGGTGGGTCAACAGATTATCTCCGGAGTGGTACTCCCACCGAAGACGTTCGGCAACAATCTCGTAGTCACTCATCTTGGTGCTTCCTGCGATGCGGCCTTGGCTTACTCAGGCCCTCCTTCTTACGCCAGTGGGTGAAGTAAACCATCAGCGTGCTCTCTTGGATGTTGTAGTGCTCAACACAAGCCCGAGCTTGTCGGAATGTCTTGGGACTTTGGTCATCCCAGAACTGGTAGCACAACTCTTTAAGACTCACTCGAACCCATCTCCAAAAATACGTGTGTTATCAAGAGTGATAACACGAGCATCCAATCTAACATTTACATTGTTAGTGTTCCACTCACTCCCTTCCGGGATGGTGATAAGCACCCCGGTAGGGGTGGTAACTCGAAGATCACCTTGGTTGGTGACAAGGTAGGGTGGTAGGGTTGCTACCATAAACATGAGTTCAATCAGCATACCAAGCATCTCCTCCAG